ATGCTCTAAGTGAAAAACACGACACTGCTCCCGCATTAATCGGACATGATGAAGATCAAAGTCCAAATCTAAGCTATAGAAATACACATTGGATTGTTATTCCAAGTGGTTTGAGGGAAAATATACAAGATGCTATAATAAGCTTATATGATCGTATTTTAAAGCCAATATATGTCCGTGAAGTTATAAAACTAGAACCAGTTCAGATGTTATATTATCCTTTGGGTGGTAAATATGACATACATAATGATGCCGAAGATTTTGTTGATGGTAAACTTGAAAAAGTTGCGAATAGAGATATTAGTATTGTTTGTTATCTTAATGATGACTATGAAGGTGGAGAGTTGGAGTTTCCTTCTTTAGGCTTAAAAATAAAACCAAAAAAAGGAACAATCATATCGTTCCCATCATATTACGAATATCCACATAGAGTTCATCCCGTAACAAAAGGTGAGCGTTTTAGCTTAGTAACTTGGATTGAAACTGATGAAAGAATTTACACAAGAAAAGATTAATATTTTAAACAATATTAATGATAAGGCAAAGGAATTATTTGATCAACATGATTACTCTGGTGCCATAAAATGTTTCGAACAGATTGGTGTGGAAGATTTTCCAGAAGAATTTAAACCTAATCTAGCCAGATGTTATTATTATAACCGACAAGCCCCTAAAGCTTTAGAACTTTTAGCATCTTGTAAATCCTTAGGTGATACAGATACTCAATTAGATGCCGCCATTTATGAAAATGCGATTGGAAATTTTGATTTTGCATTACAGGTTTACGAAACTTTAGATCAGAGCGATTCAAGAGTTAGATTTAACATTGGATGGCATTTAATGAGAAAAGGAAATTTTAAAAAAGCCTTTGAACTTTTAGAAGAGGGTTCTAAATGTAGAGCATGGGGTCACGAATATATTCATCTTGAGAATGATAAGATTGACATAAAAAAAAGGTGGCACGGAAATCAAACACAAACACTTTTATTATTTTTAGAGGGAGGTATTGGTGATTGTCTTATTTTTTTACGGTGGTCTGATTATCTTAAAACAAAATGTAAAAAACTTATTATTGCCGTACCAGAAAAACTTTGTAGATTACTTTCGAATGCTGGATACGACGTTATTCCTGATTATTCAATACCAACATTAGAATATGATCATTATGTTCCTGGAATGTCTATTCCCAACTTTATTGATGTTAATCATCCACTGGATAAAGTAAGATTACCTTATGTTCAAAGTATTAGTGAACCATATATTACACGAGGAATGGATATATTGTCTTCTGAGAAAAATAAAAATTTAAAGATCGGAGTCAAATGGATGGGTAATCCAGAATTTGAACATGATCAGTTTCGGACAATTCCAAAACAGGCATTTTATGATTTAAATCTTTATGGATCTTTGTTTTCTTTGCAACTAGAAGAAAATGAAGATGATGATCATTTTATTCCGTGTAGACATGTAATCAAAGATTGGCAAGATACGTATTCTGTATTTTCTGGACTTGATTTGTTAGTTACGAGTTGCACTTCAACCGCCCATTTAGCTGGTGCAATGAATCTGCCAACTATAGTTATAGTTCCACTGGTTTGTTATTTTGTTTGGGCAAATGATGATTTGCGTTGGTACGAAAGTGTGACAGTTGTTCGCCAAACTAAATATAATGATTGGAGTGATGCTATAACTAATATGTATAGTTTAGTGGAATCATTTGCGAATAAATACAAATAAAACTAATCGCTGTAAAGTAGGAATTTAATATGGCGTTTCAACTACCACCAAAGGCTGGTACACTACCGAGTCCATTTTCATTAAAGACAACAAATAATCTAAACAAGATGTTTGATGCCATTAGTTCTGGTATTAATACAACGGGTGGATATTATAGTGCCGCCGATCCTAATGAAACTAGAATGTATGTGTGGGGACATAACACTGGATCAATTCTTGGTGCGGCATTTGGTGAACAATTTCCTCAACCAGGTTGTTCTTTAGTTCCTATAAAAGTTCCAGGATCTAACTGGAAAACTGTATCTATGGGTAACTGTCGTGTTGTTGCCACAAAAACCGATGGCACGGCATGGACATGGGGGAGTAATCCTCACGGGGCTTTGGGAATAGGTGGTTTTAGCAATCAACTTTCATCACCAACTCAACTACCTGGAACCAACTGGTCAAGGCTTTTTGGTGGGTGTCATAATAGTTTTGGTATTAAATGTGATGGAACTCTATGGGCATGGGGACTTGGTGATAACGGGCAACTTGGGCAGGGATGTAAAGGAAATCAGAGCCTTGCCTCACCAACTCAAATACCAGGCACTAACTGGAAAATGGTTTCTGGCAACAGACATCATACTATAGGCATTAAGTGTGATGGGACGGCATGGACATGGGGGAATAATGGTCACGGGGCTTTGGGTGTTTGTTGCATTGCTTGTCCTTATTTTGGAACTTGTTGTTCTCCAACTTGCTTCTGCCCATCTGTTTGGGCATGTAATAATGGATGGGTTCCTTGTTGTTCAGACCCGTGTTGCATCTGTCCTCACTTCAGCTCTCCAATTCAACTTCCAGGTAGTAACTGGATTTGCGGTCTTGTTGTAGGTGGTCATGCTACTGCTGGTCTTAAATCTGATGGAACTCTTTGGACATGGGGACATAACCCTCATGGTCAACTAGGATTGAATGATACTTGCGAGAGAAATTGTCCAGTTCAAGTTCCTGGATCTAGTTGGATTGATATTGGTGGTGGTCAGACACGTATGTTCGCCAGAAAAACCGATAATAGTTTATGGGGATGGGGGCATAGTCCTCATGGTGAAATGGGAGATGGGTCAGCAATACCAAGAAGCTCACCTGTTCAGACAATCTGTTGCGGAACAACCTGGATTAGATTATCTTGTAACATTGATAGTCATCACCAAGCGGCAACTAAATCTGATGGAACTCTTTGGACATGGGGATACAACCCTCATGGTGAACTGGGATTGAATTCAACAGGGACCTGTTATTGTCCAAGTCAGGTCGGTGCGGCTACTTCTACATTTTGGACAGATATTAATACAAGCCATCATGGATCTGCTGCGATTGCTTGTGTTCCTTCAAACTATAGCTTATAATATTAGAAATATTTTTTAAATAATGTTTGATATTAATAAAAGTTTACATTATTCTTATGATAGGGATGTTGAATCTGCATACATCATTTCCTTAGAAAATAATAAAATATCAGAAGACTTTACTAAAAGGTGTATAGAATCTTGTGACAAGGTTGGACAAAAATATAAAACTTGGAGTGCTTTTGACGGAACATCTGGAAAAATATCTACACCAGATCATTTAAAAAATAAAGATTACTTGGGTTGGTTAAAACTTTATAACACGTATTTGACTCCGACTCAGGTGGCATGTTTTCTTTCTCACTTTAGTCTGTGGTGTCATTGTATTGAAATTGATAGACCAATAGTTATTTTGGAACATGACGCTGTTATGGTCGAAAACTATACATTTCATAATGCATATGGTATAATAGTGTATCTGGGTTCACATGAACAATATACTGGAAGAAGTCCCATTTATAATGTTCCTCCTCATGCTACAGATTGTGAAGGGCATGTAAGAAGTATATGTCGTGCTCATGCCTATGCTTTAGATCCAGTGGCATCTAAAAATCTAGTTTCTCATGTAATTCAACACGGCATATATGAATCTTTGGATATATACATGCGAGCAGATTTTTTTCCAATAGTTCAATTTGGTCTTTTTGCTTATGATGATCCATACTTATATTCTAAAACTAAATTCGAATCCACCATACATAAAGACTGGGGATACGAAACACACTGGAGATAAAAATTATGACTAAAACACATTTTCTTGATGAAAACTTTAAAAAATTAAAGTCATATCATAATCAATTTCAACATGCAGATTATGATAATGATTTAATCGGTATGTTTATCGCATTGTTGGGATGGTTAAGAGAAATAAATCAGCAAGCTAAAAGTTTTTCTATTGATTTTCCTAAAGTTGAGACTCCAGAGTCTTGGCATAAACTAAATCCACATTTTCCATCTGATGATATAAGGAAAAATATTAGACATGCAATGTCTGACATTTTTAAAGTTAATGATGATACGTCAACCGAGGAAATCTTAACTTGTACTCATTCGGTAATTTTTGCAACCGCATTTTTTTATCAAATCTGCCCATATAAGTTGGAAGAACTGATGTTTACTAATGAAGAAGTTACGCGAGAAAGTGTAAAACAAATTTTGATTGATGATGGTATGCCAGAAGGATTTATTCAAGAACCTTCATCAAATGATTATACAAATCTTTATCTATAACTTGTAAAAAAATAGTATATTATGTTATAGTTGCATTTAAAGAATGACAAAAAAATATCTTATACATATTGGTACAGAGGACGAAACTTCATCTGTAAATATTGCAGAAAAAATTATCCGTGAGTGGAATAAGTTATGAAAAAAAATACATCATTTTTAATTAGTGGTGGATCTGGTAGGGTTGTAACTGCAATCCCAGCACTTGAAAAGTTTGCCAGACTAAATCCAGATGATGATTTTAAAGTTTTGGTGCATGGGTGGGACATGATGTATTGGAGTCATCCAATCTTACAAGAAAAAACTTTTGAGGTAAGTCAGAAAGGAATTTTTGAAAACTATATTAAAAACTATAATCTTGTTGCTCCAGAACCATATCATGTATATGG